TTTGTGATTGGATTATAAAGATGGTCAAGGAAAATAAAATTGACTTCTATATCATGGGTGCATTACCATTTTTCTTTGAAGAAATTAAGGATAAGATTCAATTCATTCCATGGGCTGATTCTCATACATTCCCGAGAAAATTCATGGAAGTGCATGCAGATTTTAGTGTAGCTTCAATTGTTGATAATCCATTTAATAAGGCTAAGTCATCATTGAGATTTACTGAAGCTTGTGCTACTGGTTGTGTATTTATCGGTAATATCTTTAGCGAATCTGATACAAGCCCATATCGTGAAATTCATCCTGATTGCAAGTTCACAGAAAAATCAACAGTAGATGATATTGATGCTATGTTCTGGAAGCTTTGTAAGAAAGATAAGTATAATGAAGTTCTTAAGTGGCAATATGAATTCATTAATAATTCTGGTTGCTGGCTTGAAAGCTCTCAACATATTAATCAGATGATGTTGGTATTCGACAATAAAGAACAGAATATAATTTAAAAAAGTCAAAATATAAATTTTATTTTACAAGTCTTGATCAAATTACTATATTTGATTAAGACATTTTAATATGGAGTAATAAAAATGATTGTAACAACAAGATCTGGTAACAAATATATCGTTAAGACAAGATTCCTTCATACGCCAGTGTGCAAGGAAAGCGTAGATGAATATGGTAGAACTCATGTCATTTATTGGACTGAACATACTACACGAGTATCAATTACGCCATTGAAGGGTGGTAAGGTTTCTACTGAAACTACAATTTGTGGTATTGCTCGTTGCCATTATAAAGATAAGTTTGATAAGAACTTCGGTAAGAAGCTTGCTTATCAAAATGCTATTGATCGTATGACCGATTTGCAGCTTATTAGTGCTGGTGATCGTGTTGACTTGTATACTTTTAATCTCAATGCTGCTACATATACAGCACCTGAAATTCCGTCTTGTGAAGAAGAAGCAAAGGTTTAAGGTAAAATATGAATACAATTAAGTTTGATAGTGTGCTTAGTGCATTTAAGCTTGTAAAGCGTGGTGAAGATTCTTTTTGGAATGTCCAGTTTAAGGTTGTTGAAGAAACAAGTATTAGAACATTCCCGAGACAGTTCGGAACTGATATTGATTTCAACGGTGTATTCGATCAGAGTGCAGTAAATGATGCATGGGATAAGACTAATATTCCGGTTTCTGATTATAATATTCATTATAATTTGAATTTCAGTGATCTTTCTTTTGAAGTTAAGTTCTTGAATATTTCTGCTGTTCGTAAACAGAACAACGATGATACTTGGCGTACAGAATATACTCTTTCTTTCCTCTGCGATCCGGATAAGGACACAATTAAGAAGCTTGTCTATTATGTAAATCGTAAGGAAGTTAATCCGATGACTGGCAAGAAAGAAATTATGAATTATCCGACCATTTTAAATCCGGTTGAAGATAATGGAAATCTTGACAGCACTGAAGAAACTGCGGAAGATTCCGAAGTATAAATAAGTCATATAGGAATTCTGATGTTTGATTCGCAAAAATTATCATTTGAAAAATTTATTCTAAGTTATAAGCATGGCATTTACATTTTTACTGAAGATACTTGCCATATATGTCAAGAATATAAAGATAGCATTTCTCATATTAATAATGCTAATCTGTATTTTGTAGAAGTAAGTTTGGACAGTGAACGAAAAATTGTGGATCAACTTTTAGGAAGATCAGTTTTCCCATTGACTGCATGTTTTAAAGATAATAAGCTTAGCTATGTAAAAGCTGGACAACTTTTTGAAACTCAGCTAGAAGGGATTTTTGCAGATTTAAAAAAGTTTGGTGAAAATCCGTTATCTCCTGAAGAAATTCAAAAACGTCTTAAAAAAGAAGAAACAAAATGCTTATTAACATATTATGTTTTTTCTAATGGTGTAAATGCAGATGAACGTAAGCAAATAATAGAACAATCGATTAAATACAATGAGCTTCCAATTGATGTAGATAGTCTCCCTGAAAATTTAACATTGGAAGATAAATATCATTTGCTAGAATATACGCTTTCATTAGCTAAGCTTGTTATTTTTAAATCTAATAGGTCACAAATGTTTTCAACTATTGGACAAAAAATTATTATTGAATATAATAATGTCCATGGGTCAGAAACGAAATTTGAAATTAGAAACATAAGTGATATTTTAGGACAATCCAATGATAGAAATAATTCCAATTAAGGAACGTATTGAAGAAAAAACTGTCGATACAGATAAGGTTTTTTATATTGACAATTCACAAGGTAAATCAATAGCTGAAAAATACAATTATGCTATTGAAAATATTATTTTAAAGTCTAATGATCCAGTTATTTGTTTCAGGCATAGAGATACATTTATTTGTACGCCAAATGATACTTGTCATTATAAGCTAGAAAAACTTTTTGAAAAACATACAATTGGTATTGCAGGCGTCATTGGAACTATTGCACTTGATAGAGGTTGCTGCTGGTGGCATGGGGTTCCTAGTGCAGGTGGTAGACAAAATTATGGTAGCGGTTCTATTATCCAAGGTGGTCTAAATGAAAATTGTCAAGTAATTGAATATCCGATGAATGATCATCCAGGAGTTCATGATTATCTTGCTACTGTAGATGGTTGTTGTCTTTTCTTCCCTCGTTGGATTTTTGAAGAAGGATTAAGATTTGATGAAAATCTTAAGGATTATCATTTTTATGATACTGATATTTCTTTACAAGTTCTTGAACGTGGTTATAAAGTATCAACCATCGATGTAAAAATTAAGCATTATAGTAATGGTAAACCACCTAAACATTTTGACGATTTACGTAAAGTATTTTTTGCAAAATGGGATAAAAAAGTTAATGGCCAATGGCCAATTTCTAGGTTAAGTAAATTTAATAAGGAGTAATTATGAATAGAATTGTTGATTCGTTTCAAAAAGATTCTTCTTATACTATGTTAAAACAAGCGGAAAATTACTATATTTTTAAAGATAATATTATTGGTCGTGAATTAAAAATTAGTATAATTAATGACGATAAAGTATCTTTAGAATTTAAGGACCATTTCGATGAGTGAGAAAAAGAAAAATCCTTTGTTTGAAACATTAAATTTTATTTGTACAAAGCAATATACTTGGGAAGAACTTCCAGAAGAAAATAAGAAAGCCTATAGTCAATTTATGATTAATAGGTTTTTAAGTAGTTATGAATATCTTTTACCAATTCTTTGTGAATTATCAACTATTAAATATACAGATGAACAGCATTATAAATTGTTATATCAATATGTAAAAAGAACTAAACATTATTTTAATTATAATGCTTATAAGATTGATAATAAAGTTGATGAAGATTTAATAACATCAATTAAGAAAGAATATAACGTTGGTACTAGAGAAGCAAAACGATATAATGAAGTTCTGACTGAGCCACAACGAGAATATATAAAGAAACGTTGGGCTGATTATATTGCTTTTATGAAAAACAAATAAAAAATAACCGGTTTTTAACCGGTTATTTTTATTTTATAAAATTTAAATTATCCTTCCAAAGAATTATAGAATACGATAACTGCAGCAGCAAGTTCAAGAACACCATAATCACGGCTAGTATAGTTCTTGATGTATTTATTAAATGCTTTAGGAGAACACTTAGAACTATTGTTAACAATAGATTCTGGTCTATCTACAGAACCATCTTTTGCTTCAATAGTCTTAATAATCTGTTCACATGCTCCATGAATTGTCTGTTCCCATGACTGTATTTGATCAATGGCGTCATTCATACGCTTTGTTTGACCCATATTATCATCATAGGCAGTCTTAATTGTAGAAATAAGAGAAGTAGCAATTTCAAGCTGTGGCTTAATTGCATCTCTAATTTCGCTTCTTAAATCCTTGTGTTCAGACTCACCACCTTCGTCATAACTATCCAAATCAACATCTTCTACGACAATCTGATAGTCATCATTGAATTTTGCAAGACTTTCTACAATTCTATTAAATTCTTCTTGTACCATATTCAATCCTTTTATATATTTATATTATTTTGACTTGATATAGTT